CTGCATGGCGAATTGACGGCGCCAATACTCGACACGCTCAGGGTCAGCCTTTAGATAAGAGTGACCGGGGAAGCCGGTGCGTTCCTGACGAAAGAACATGCCGAGAGAACCCATCGCCACAACTGCATCAAACGGCTTTTCGTGCGCCAGGACGGCTTGCACATTGCCGTAAACGGCCACGTTGGGGAATGACCGCTCTACTAGCTCAATCAGGCGCGGCTCTACCTCTACCACGACCTCCTTGGCGCGCTCGCAAGCCTCGCTGAGCATGGACATGAACATGATTTCGTCACCGATACCCTGCTCACCATGGATGAACAAACGGTCAACGTACTGCCCTTCCCACAAAGGCGCGTCTATGGCTCTGCGGTGCGACGTGGTAGCGACGTTCGGGTGGAAGCGATACTCGTGCAGCTTCCAGGCTTCCGGCCACTTACGTTGAGTCAGGAGGGCCAGAGCTTTGTTCCATAGAGCGCTGCCATTGTCCGGCTCGAGCTCCAGTGCTTTTTCACAGAATTCAAGCGCTTGTTCCGGCTGACCGTGGTCGGACAGGTTGGACGCCAAATTGTTATAGAGCTCTGACGTTCTATGAATCTTCAAGCCTTCTTCGAAGAAGTGGTTGGACTCGTCCAGGAACCCCTCAGCCTTGTAGGCGCATCCGAGCGCACAGCAAACTTCGGAGGATGGCTTGATTTGCAGCGAAGTGGTCAACAGGTTGATGCCCAGGCCGTTCAACCCCTGACGCACAGCGATATCGCCCAGCAAGTACAAAATGCCGGGATTGAAGGGTTCTTTGTTGAGGATCAAGTGGTAGATTTCAGCGGCTTTCTTGTGGTTTCCGGCGCGGTGTTCCTCGATGCCTTCATCAAGCATCTTTTGCACGATATTGGTCATAGCGACGACCTGCCTTATTTGTTCATGGAGCCAGGTTTTGGGGCGCCTTTTTGGCTCGGGAACGGCATGCGATTCTCAGGCTTGCTTTGATTCGATGGGTGGTGGCTACTCTGATTTGGAATCGGCTTTTTCGTGTGGGTGCCCATGATTTTTTCCTCAATAAAAAAGGGGGACTGGTAGAGTCCCCCAAACTCGCCGCTATGAGTTTAATCGGGTTCGTTCATCGTGTACAGAACGTACCCGTTAACGGAGTACGAGGTGGTCACGGTGCCCGCTGCAATACCCGACTTGACGAAAGCATATTGCAGCGCCGCGTCATCGGATACGCTGATGCGGGTTGGAGCCCACAAACTGGCAGTCGTTGGGCGGAACAGCACAGAGCCGCCGGTTGCCGATAGTACTTGCGTACCGAAGCTGGCAATGGAGGATGCCGAGCCGTTCCCGTCAGTAGCGAGGAAGAACGATACGGTAGCCTGAGTATCCGCTTTGTGGCCTACACGAATCATGCAGTCCAGTACAGTGGCCTTCGTTGGGATCTTGCAGAGCAGGACCACATCGGAAGCACTGAGGGCGGTAGTTCCAGTATGCTTGAAGTATGCATACGTCACGCCTTCGTAGTTTGCCCGTGGCTGGACGCCAGGCTGCGCAGCGGAGCAGGTTAATGTAGTAGCCATGGTGACTGCTCCTATTAGCTGATGACTGGCGCGTAACCCACAAGGGTGATGACGCCGTAGTCGGTTGCGTTGTACTGCGATTTCTTCATACCGAAGATCATGCCGGCTTCAACGCCCAGCTTGTTCTTGTAGTCGAAGAGTTCTTCTGTCCAGCTTACGCTAGAACCGCCTTCCTGGCCGTAGCCCATAATCATAGCTTGGGCACCGCACAGAACCGCACGACGGTAGTCCGTAGTCGCGCCGCTGTTTGGGGTGCCGATGCCGGTCATGTCAGGCAGGCGCACAGCTTCGTGGAAAATTACGTTGTTGTATACGCCGATAGCGCCGGTAAAGATGCCAGATTCCTTGCCGCCCTGGATCTTGGCCTTCTCGATGTCGCCCCACAGAACGCCGTTGTTCGACTGGTTGCGCAGAAGGAACACGGCAAACGGGTGCAGGAAGGCGACGTAGTAGCTGTCACCCCCTTGCTTGATTGGGCGAATCATTGGACTGCGGGTTTTTGCCAACGCGACAGCACGGTCGAAGTCATGGAGCGACAGGGCGAACGTGGTAGAAGCCGAGAGCGATGCGGCGGTGCTGCAAACGTCGCTATTACCGTAGATCACGGAAGTCGGCGCAACAGTTGCGTTCATGCCGGTATAGCGCAGATCGGATACGTTGGTGTTGCCGGTGAGCTGGTTGAAGAACATGGTGTCCAGACGATCAGACCACCAGTCGGTCAAGCCCAAGCGAGCCTCTTCACGAACGCTGAACGGCACACGTTGCTCCGACATTTTGCCACGCGAACGAACGGCGTGACGCAGTTGGTCAATCAGGAGGTCATCGTAGTAGGTCGTCAGTGATTCTTCGGACCCTTCCAGCGTATTGTCACCCAGCACACCATCGCCGTTCAGGAGCATACGCAGGCCAACGCGAATACGGTCGCCTGGGCCTTTTTCCAGATCGTTCTTCATCTGAACGACGGAATTGGAGTCGCTGCCTACAAAGCGATTGAACCAAGTTTCCTTGAGCGCTTCGTGGATCAGTTTGCGTGACCACACTTTGACCGCAAGTGGGTGGTTCACGCCATAGTTGGTATCAGCCATGATGGCAAACCTCAATAGAGTTAAGGGACTGTCACCCGATAACGTATGGGTTCACGACTGGCATGGCGTAACCAGTAGACGAGCTTCCATGCTCACATATGGTTATAAGGAAGTCAACTATTGCTATTGCAGTACGCGCCTGTGTTTGGGCATGGTAGCCCACCGTGTCCATTGGGGGCACCGCATACGAGGCAGTCGACGCCGGGTCGCGCAGCGCGCTTCATGGCTTCATCAATGTTCGGGTTCCCTTGGTGGCCTGGTAGCGATCCCTTGAACTGCTTCGCCGGGTCTTCGGAGACATCAATAACGCGATCCTCCACCAGCTTCGCGTAGCCCTGAATATCATGCCAGTTGTCGGCATAGCAGGGATCACCCGACAGGATACGGGCGATTTTGTCCGCGATCATGGTAAGCGCCTGTTTTTGCACAGGTGACAGGGACTTCCACCCCTTTGTTTGGCGCATATCATCTTGTAGGCTCTGTGCTATCTCAGCGTGGATGGAAAAGTCGCCGTAGCGACTCCCCCGTTCGGCCAACGTTTGTTCGACGTTCATACCTTGATACCTTGTACGCTGCCGACTTTCATCTGGTCGAACATCTTGTCAAAGTCAGCGTCAGACATAGCCGCCAGTGAGTCAAGAGTAAGCTTACCGCCGCTGTCCTCGGGGTCTCTGCCGCCGCCCAGGTTGGACAGGCTGGTATTAGGCTGTTTTTGCTGCTGTTGCTGCACAGGAGGGGCGCCACCGACTGCTGGGTTGTATCCCAGCGACTTGGAAATACCGTACAGGATTTCAGCCGGGTTGCGGTTGGTCTGCTGACCCAGCTGAACCACACCGAGATAGTCGCGGGAAATGGCTTCCGTGACCTGTTGCGGAGTGAGTCCGTATGCGGTGTATTCGGCCTTTTTCATCGCAATCAGATGGTCAACGGCTTTTGGGTAGTCCTGCACAGTTTTGCTGTACTCGGCTTCCGCTGCCATACCCTGCTGCATCACGGATTGGTGCTGCATCTGGTTCTGTTGCTGGGTTGTCACGCCTTGGGCGAACTGGTTGAACGCCTGGATACTGCGGTTCAGTTCGGCAAACCGTGCCTCGATATGCCCCTGCGGATCGTCGACAAACTCAGGGATAACAATCGGATCTGGTGCCTTCTGCTGCTGTTGCTGCGGCTCTGGGGTCTGGATCTTGGCCATCACCCGCTCAAACGTCTGCTGAACTGCATCAGCGCGTTCAACTGCTTTTTTGCGCAGCTCGCGCTCTTCGTGGAGCGCCTGGAGCGGCACATGCTGTAGCTCTGGTGCTGGCGGGTCGCCCTCGGTACCAGTAGTATCCAGCGCGCCGCTGGCGTCTTTGGTACTGGGGGCTGGCCCAGCCTCTTCGGAGCCGGCATCTGGTAACGTCGATTCATCAATAAGCGGAATATCGCCCAGTGGGTCGCCCCCAGCGTGGGGGGCGTTAGACAGCGGTTTTTGTGTGCCTATTTTAGTGCTCATAGTGAC